TATAAGTCTACTGGATCAGCAGGTTCTTTAAATGGTGCTGCTGCAGTGAGTTCAAATACTCCAAACATTCCACTATCCATTAGCCAATTAGATATCGCTAATAGCCACGATGGTATACAACCACTAGACGGCCATGTCAAACGGTTGACTTACTGGCCACAGCGCTTATCTGATTCAACCATTCAGACCATAACGCAGTAATGCGCATTTTGAACACCGCCCTCGTAGTGTCCCCGTCTAGTGGGATCAGCTTGATGCAGCTATGATGCAGACAGCTTTGCCCTTCCCATAGACGCCCTTATGGACGATCAGTGGCGCCAACAACATATTGATGCTATCTCCGACAGCCTCCATGAGTTCATTAACGATGGCGGAGCGGAGGCTGCGCATGAGGCAGTTTGTGACGCCATAATGTCTTGGATTGATTACCACCAGAAAGAGCTGAACGAATGGCGCTATTTGGCGGCACGTCTAAACCTTCCTTTACCCAACGCCTCTATAACTTCTTCCGAGGAGAGCAGCAAACCAAAGCCCTAGAAGAGCTGCGTCAATCAGTCAAGGAGCGCACCAAGCAACTGGCGATTGATGATTATGAATGGTGGAATGCGTTGCCTTATGAGGAACGCCTACGGGCGTTCCGTAGCGTGTGTCGGCGCATCCATCAAGGGGATGTAATTGAACATGGATCCTATCGCCATGTTCTTTATGAAGTGTTTGGTTTTAATGGTGATGCTTATGTAGATGGAATGGACTGCGGCTACATGGACATTCACAATCTCATCGCGAGGGGGTTTGAGGAGGCTCCCCATCGAGAGTCCACGTAATCCTCATCTCACCACCCAATGCCTTCACAGCGTCACTTGCATGATCAGGAGCCTTGTGCTCGATCATCACCGATGGCACCACTGCGTTGGGTAGTGGCGTTATTTTTGCTTCTGGGAACAGCTCTTGCGCTTTCGTGGCCAACTTCTCGGAAACGTCAGTACGATGTTCCGCCTCCCATTGTTCCACCAAAACCTTCGCTTGTTTATCAACGGCATCTAGTGTGTTGGCCGTCTTCCATTCCACCCAGTCAGGGCGGCACCAGTCCATTAGACGTTTAAGGAAAGGATTGGTTGCCAAAGAAGGAAGAAGCTGGACCAGAAGAAGGCCCAGCTCATAAACAAGAGCGTTTAGCCAGCTCTCAAAAGTCATCTTTCTTGGTAGACGCTAATGAAGATGCTGCCGCTCTTCAGGAGCGGCATCACGAAATCACGCAGATGGGCATTGTGCATGCGAACGCAACCATGCGTAGCCAGAAGGGGCTGCATGGGCGCCCAAGCGCCTGGCCAGCCATTGCCACTGCCACCGCCATGCAGCATGATTCCTGCCCGTCTATTGTTGCGCTCCTGGCCTTCTAGATCGATCATGTCGAGGCTGTACCAGCCATAGGCCATGAGTATGCGATTAAAGGCAGGCTTGTCACCATTGATTTCGTAATCACGGTAGACAGTGCCCACTTTGTAGAGACCAGGGGGCGTGTCAGTATTGCGCAGCTTCCATTCATAGTCACTAGCTTGACCTCGCGCCAGTGCAGGAAGCTCCCACAAGAGCTTCCCTTCGGAATTGAAACACTTGGCCGTTTCTACAACGTCATTGACGACGATGTGATGATCACCAGGCTTGAAGCCAAATTCACGGACAGACTTCTTGGGACTAATCATGGGAGACGTGCGAGTTGATTCAGGAGCGTATTCCTTCATCAGTCGCGATAATTTAGCAGGATAATCTGGATCCGTAGCATACGACTGCTCTTTAAGCATTCGTGCTGCGGTGTAACGATTAGGGGCGCCATTGACGCCCTTAAAATGCCGATAATCTTTGTACCAGCGCGTGACAAGATATTCAATGCATGCGGCAAGGCTAGGAAAATCAATAAATCCCGCCTTGATCGTCACCCATTGACCGTCGTACCATTCCTGAGTGGTAGTGCTAGTCCCACTTCCTTTCAGACCTAGGTAGTTATGTTTGCCCGAAGTGTGCTTGCCAAATCCGCTCTCTAGACAACATTGAGCTGCCGCGAGTTCAGGATATTTTGCGCCACACTTACGAGCAATCTGGAAGCATTCGTCCCAGAATGCTCGATTACTGGGCCACATGGCCTCAGCCCTTAACGCGGAACACTGCCTTCAGACCTGTCATAACAAGCTGAAGCATGTTGTTCTCCTTGTAGGGAGTCTTTTCAATAATTTGGTCAATAGCAGCGACGATAATGCCACCGATGACGAACCACTCAATACCTGCCATTGAAATTCTCCGAGAGAGTTTGCTTTAGCCTAGCGACGAATTTCTAAGCTTCTCACCCGTGCTTCTAGCTGTTGCACGTTAGCAGTGAGAGTGTCAAGATTTTTTGTTATCGCTTCGACTTGCGTTGTAATGCGAATTTGTTGATTACCTACGGCAATCATCATCCCGCCAGATGCTAATAGCATGCCAGCGGTGACTGTCGCCACAAAGTTTGCCAAGCCTTCTTTCACTGCTCGCTTTGCGGCATTTTTCTAAATCATAGCATTGTCTCAGTGTTCAAATTCAGACGATAGATTAGTGTCAGCCAACTGAAGATAACGTCATGTTTGTGGCGTATGAGCCCGATGATTACATCACTGGCCTCATTGAATTACGTAAGTCGGACGCCACACGACGCTTCAGGAAATCTATCTTCGACGACTACCCGCTTCGCGGCCCGCTAGGGCAGTCCGCGTGCGCTTATTGCGGGCGATGGAATGAGAAACTAACCATCGACCACATCGTTCCTAAAAGCAAGGGCGGCCCTCACTTCGCACGTTGGAACATGGTGCCCGCCTGCAAACGGTGCAACTTGGCCAAGACTGATCTGCCAGTGTTTGAGTGGTGGCGGCCCACTGATCAGTGGTCGCGGCAGCGAGAGGAAGTGCTGATGGCTTGGACCTATGCCAATAGCTTCATCGATGCCCACACTGACAGTGATGAATATTGGCGCTTCCTGGCTGAGAAGCGGGTGGTGCAGAAGGAAATAATGCGTCGCATAAGAAAAGGGCCATTTCGTGGCCCTTTTTCTTTAGCCGATTTGGGAGACGTTGGCTGGGCTGTTGCTTAGTCGTAGCAATTGGATTTTGCGTTCTTCGACAAGGTGTGCGGAGGATACGCAACTTTTTAAGCCAAGCGATGGGAAGCTCACCTCGTACACCTCTTGGTCGTGGCAATCCACGTAGAAGCGCACCTCAGCGTCATCAGGCGACATATTGAATAGCCTCCAGCGCTACGTCTATTTCCCTGGTCTGACGCTCTGGCCAGTCGCGGGTTTCCTTCAAGCCTTTTACAAGGTCATCGAGAAACGCCTTGGCACCGCTGTCCTTACCATCGTCACATAGATACTCTGAGATGGTGTCCAGGAGGCGTTCGTAGCGTTGCGTGCGCCATTGGGATTGCCAATCGGCTTCAATGGCGGGGGTGGTTTCAGTCGTCATAGCGGACGTTAGGAGCAGAGGGACCGAGGGCATCGCACACTTCTTGGATGGCGGCACGTCTGTGGGCGTCGTCATGTTCCACGAGATGATTGAGATACCACTGGGCTTTACGAAGATCTTCTTGACCGCCCTTGCGGAGTTCGCGCCACACGTATTTTGCGATGTTCCCTTTTAGGAAGCCACGAAATTCGTCTGTCGTGAGCTGAGCCTCAATGGCTTCAATGCATTCAATGCTCCCCTCTGCCGTGTAATGGCCAGGGGAATTGACCATGTCGGGCTTAGAAGGAGGAGTCATTAGCTTTGAAGGCTGCGAAGGCTTCGCTAACGATAGGCTCGGCTAGCTCAGCAAGAACGTCGGCATAGGCACGGATTTCCCATTGTGCGTCGGAAGGCTGACGCAAGCTCAGGAAATGCAGGAGAGCCTGAAGGCTGCAGGTCCAGACAAAGCTTGTGTAGTGGCACGTCGGCAGAATGCCGCGTGCCTGCTCCTTACTCACCCCAACAGCTAACAGGGTCGAATAGGCCTGTTGGATCACCTGCAAGGCCTCTGCATATTTAATTTCAGCCACTCGTGCGCTGCCTTCATCGAGCGGGCCATCAGAGGCTTGTTTGTTGCTGGCACTCTGCTTCCTAAATTCTTTTGGAAAATAAAACTCTTCGCTATCAGCAGGGCAGTAGCGGAAGCTCTTTTCATTCCAGCCAAGCTGGTCATTGGCAAACGTGCCGCCAATCACATGCTTCCACCATTGTCTTGCGACGAATAGCGGAGCCTTCACTTGCCATTTGAAGACTACGCCACGGAACGGGCTGGTGTGTCGATGGGCGACCAAGTAATTGAGAAGCTTCTGCTCTCTTGGTCCAAAGTCTGGACTTTCAAGGTCAAAGCTTTGCCTCGCATCGCAAACAATGTCCATTGAGCTTCCCATCCAGTCGAGAAGCCGAACACTGCTAATACCGTCACCGAGGGGATCATGGATGGTGAAATCAGTCATTGTTCTGGGCGGAGACGCGAAATTGCTGAGACACTAATGCGGGCAGGATGTTGGTCACCCTCATCCCAAGCCACTCGTGCTTTGCGCACTGATCTTCCCTTGCTGTCCTTCTCGTATTCAAAGGAGAGAATCGTGCCCTTGAATCCCGAATATATCCATCCATCTGACGTGAGTGATACCAAGACCACCCTCTGTCCCTTGGTGAAAGGATCATGATTTGGAGTGCGGAGAGACTGGCGAAACGGTGTTCTTGGGAGAACCGTAATCACAGGTTCGGGATCTTGTGCAGATTCCACTGGCCGTACAAATGTCTTCCGCCTGTCGCGCAGGGTTACGCTAAAGGAAAAGGAAAGAGCCATGCAGTACAGCGTTCCAGTGATTCTTGATTACGATGGGAGGAAACACGTTGCAACCATGGGTCCATTTGAGCGCAGCATGGAGCGGGACTTCTCGCTAGCCGTCAATAAGAAGGCAATTGCAGAATGCACCGACATGCAACAGCTCAAAGAGGTGGCAACAAACCTGCTAGAGGGGTTCAGTAACCTGCAGGGCGCCGTAGGCGGTTTGATCAAGGAAAACATGAATTTGCGGCATGCCATCGGACTGCGGGAGTCTGATTTGCAAGCGGCAGAGGATCTTATGAATCAGGCTGCTGCTCTTCTAGAACAGCAGCAATCATCACAGACCAGCAAGCCTCCCCGATCTTCTCAATCCAAGTGGCGTCTGTGGCCGTGGTAGACGTGAGCAGAAATACTTTCCAGCCACCCATCATGGCCAGATTGTATTTCCTTGCATCGCGGTCATAACCAGACCCTGATACATGGCGACCCCGCATGTAGGTGCCGCCTTGTATCTCGATCAGCGAGCGGCTTTCGATGTGAGCGAAATCAGCTCGGTAGCGCTTGGATCGTTTGCTTTTGGCGTAGCGCTCTTGATAGTCAGATTCCCAAGTAGGCACATCACTGAACTCGCGAACAAGCTCTAATTGGGGCCACTTGACTTTCCACTGATCGTAGAATTTATCCTCAAGAGCGCTCACAAGATCATACTTTCGCAGCAGTTACGCTAGCGCCTTGATCTTGATACTTTCCCTCATAGGGCCTGCTCACTTCACCACAGCGAAATAGCACCACTTGGGCAATGCCCTCGTTGGCATATACGCGGATGTAGCGATCAGTGGGGTTGGTGAGGCTCATGGTTAGGTAGCCACACCAGCCAGGCTCGATGGGGGTGATGTTGGCGATGAGACCAGCGCGTGCATAGGTGCTTTTGCCCCAGCACAGTCCCATTACATCGTTCGGCATATTGAACCGCTCGATGCTCACGCCAAGGCCAATGGCATGCGGAGGGATGATAAAGAAGCTGCCCTTCTCATCCTGCACTAAGCCTGTCGTGACGCCCTCCGGGGCATCTTTCACGTCGAAAGTGGATGTGGACTGCGGCGATGCATAGACGACAAACTCCTTGGGAGACAGGCGAATGTCGTAGCCGCTTTGGCTGAGGCCGAAGCTCAGAGCAGGCTTGCCATCAACAATCTTGGTCTTCTCACCCACATAGGGCATGAAGATGTCGTTTTCAGCGAGCTTGCTGATTTCGATGTCGTTAAGGAGCATTGTGAAAGGGGCGCTCTAAGCGCCCCCGTAAGGATCAAAACAGATCGTCGGAAGCAGCCTTCTTGCTGCTACCAGCCTTGCCAGAGTTGTCCCACATCGAGGCGTAGCCCTTGGCACCATCGATCTTGCCCTTCACTTGCACTTGGCCAGTGAAGCTGGGCTGAGAGTCGTTGACTTTGCGGTCGTTGGTCCACAACGATGCGGCAAGGCTGTACATGCCACGGTCGTTAGGGCCAGCTTCCTTGGCCTCGCGGAACACGTCTGCGGGGATGTCGATTGCGACTTTGTAGAGAGGCTGAGAAGCCATGGTTGAAAAAGAAGAACGGAACAAGAGTAGCGACTATGAACGGGAGATCAAGCTCCCTTGTCCATAGAAATTGTGAAGGGCACACGACCGGGATAGTGGTCGAAGAAGAACTGCTGAGTCTTCTGTGTCATCACGCCGGCTTGCGCTACAAGCTCACCGGCATCCAGGCTCACAATTTGAGCCTGTTCGCCCTTTCCAGTGTCGGGATCGTAGATGGCAATGGCGCAGTGCGCCTCATTGATTTCGATGTCATACATCTGTTCAATGGCCTGCACATAGGCTCCAAGCTGCATGCGGTAGTCCGCAAGCATCGAGTCGCTCTTGTGCTTGTAACTGGTCTTCCAATCGAGCAGCGCATAGGCGCCGCTCTTCATGGTGGCGAGCATATCGAAGGTGCCCGCGTAACCAATTTCCCTGGAAGGGCAGTACCACGAGATGGCACTTTCGACGAGCTGTGGCTCGTCTATCTGGTCCAGGAAGTCTTGAATGCTCTCGTAGTAAGGGAGGAATTGAGGCGCATTATCAAAATGCGTCTCAACATCCTCCCCATTGAAGAGATCTTCCAATACTCCATGAAGCCAGTTGCCGCGTTCAACGGCATTGCGCGTGCGACGGTTTGCTTCCGCATCGCCTACACGCTTGCGCCAGTTGATGAGGGCCATTGTCTTGCCTATGGGGGCGGTGGCCGAGGCGACTGTTGTGACGGACGGCAAGACGATTCCTGCTGGAACATTGGGAAGTTCCTCCGAAACGTAGTAGCGTTTCTTGTTAATTTGGAGCCTGTTTGGCTCGTAGCGTGGGAATTTCATCGTGGTTTGACGCAGTAAGAGCCAGATGTGTAATAGCCCAGAGGACAACTGCTTCCCTGTTTCTCGATGGCATTAGTTGCGTTACGAGAGGGCACGCAATAGGCGCCGGAGATGAAGTAGCCCATAGGGCAGCTACCCACGCGAGGGAGAGGCTGTGCAAGCTGAGCCATGATGAGGATGGAAATCATTTTTCGTTTACATCCCAGAAGTATTCGCAACCTTCCTTTGTGCAAGGAGGTGCCGCGAACTGTGACTGCCATTTGTCTGGAGGCGCAAGATAACGCCAGCAGTTTTCCTTAACAGGGCATCCATCCCCCGTACACATTGCAATGTCAGGCATGAGATGTCGATTAATAAACGGCTTGAGAAACGCAGAATCCAGAAGACCAGCATCCATAACGGAAGCAAGCAGAGCCGCCACACGTTTCGGACTATCAATGAGATCGTCTGGAAAGCTCCAATAGGCTTCATTCGCCTTCTCCCACCATTGTTTGTCCAAGGCGGTTTCCTGAATCAACGAGGGCTTGGCGATGGTCGCTGATGTAGTCATCGAAAGCTTCAATGATGGTGCTTTGGAAGAAGCCACAGCCCATGAGGTAGCAGGCGAAATCTTCTACGATTTCTGAAGTCGTTTCTTTGTAGGAAGTGAAGCTCACTTCATAGGAAGGATTACCAAAACGATCAACAAATGAATGGGTCCATTTGTGGGGCATCACTTGGAGGTCCATAGACGTGCTATGCGAAGGATGAGAAGAGCGCTGACAGTTGCTGTACCAGCCAATACAAGAAATAGGCCGAGCGGGTCATGCTGAAAATAAGTAGGAAGGAAGCTCAGTAATGGGACCATCGTCTTCATCGAAGGCAACTACTCCAGCGAAGGCCCTCGCTAAGAGGGCCGCCGCCAGATCTACTTTTTTGATGCAACGAATGCCTTAACGGCTTCGACGGCAGCTTCGGTGGACACTGCAGCTCCACGAATACTGTCCAGTTCTTTCGTCATGGCAGCCTTGGTGATCTTGATACCCTGCTCCTTGGTCCAGGAGGACACGAGAGTGGTGATCACATTGCCAAAGTCGCCGATGGTTTTGACGTTGGCGCCAGTATTAAGGCCAACAGTGTCCAGGGCGTTCTTGACTGCCATTTGACAAGCCCTCACATCAGCGAGTCCAAGAGGATTGGCTTCGCAGAATCCAACAAGGGCTTGTTTTCCATCGAAGGCAAGAGCCCACGCTTCTCCAAGATGAGCATTGCCTCCATCAGCAGGCGCCTGCTCTTTCTTTGATGCCGGAGCTTGCTTCGGAGCATCCTGTTGGAGCGGGAGCCGGGCCGATCCTTTTTGGTCATCTTCTTTGGGGATGTCTTCGCCTGCGTAGAGACGCAGGCCGAGGCCGGTGAAGGTGGCGATGCACTTAACGGCAGCACGCTGGCAGTTGTCGCTGATGGCGCGACCATCCAGCTCTTTAATGGCATTGTGCTTCCGATCCATCACGGGGAAGATCAGAGCAACAGTGCGACGGATGCCGTCAGTGAGATAAGGGCGAAGGTAGTAATAGCCAGGGCCACCAAACACCACTTCACCAATGATTTTCTCTTCAAACGCGACGAAGAGCGTGGGGAAGTGTTCCTTGAGATAGCGATAAGCGAAGGGCCAGGAGAGATAGGAGAGGCCTTTGTAGTCCTTCTCAATGTGAGGACCAATGTCAGGGGTGTCGTATGCAGCCTTGAAGGCTTCGGCGCTGATTTCAAGAGGAGTGAAGACGCCGTTGTAACGGTCGAGCATGGACTGCTGGGCGGGATCTGAAGACATGAGGGAGGGGGTGTGAACGGTGAAGGAGTGCTTCATTAGGAGCCAAAGCTGCGCTTGTAGCCAGAGCGCTTGTTCTCGTCAGACGAGTCGTAGAAGATGACGAGGTACTTGCCTGGTTGTTCTGCATCACCAATGACAATGCTTTCGCCAGGTAGAGGCCAGTCATTTACCGAGCGGATGTCAGTGATAACTTCAGCGGAATGTTCGTCGAACACATCGTCATAAACGACGCTTTCGCAGAACAGCTTGATTTCGCAATCTTCGTTAGTGCGAAGGTAACCATCAAGGTGGCTGCGGAGTTCAGAGGCTTTCATCGGGGAAGAGGGAGGATGGGTCTACAGACTCTTGCGTGTGGTCGAAGCACTCTTCCCACGCATTGTCTGCGAGGGTGGCACTTCCTTCCCATACGGGAGTGGAGCGAATGAGACGCTCCAGCGTCTCACTGTTGGACTTTCGCGCTTCGTGGGCAATGTTGCCCAAGTGAGTAAAAGCGGTGTCTGTGAGGGTGACGTGGCGGCGCTTTTTGAGTTCGCCATGAGCATTCGGCACGATGATCAAAGGTGGGTGAGCAGGAAATAGGTCAAAACGGAAGAGATAATTAAGACCAGGAAAAGCTCCATCGGGAAGCGCGGCTCGACACACCTTACACACCTTTTTTAGGCATGCAACCCCCTAATCCTCCGAGTCTCATGAGACTGCTGCTGAATGCTTAAGCATGCATTAAGAGCGCTTCAAGCCGTTGCAGCGCCTGAAAAATCTGCTACAACAGCTCTGACTCACCCCCGCTCATGGCCTTCAACATCCTTGACCACGAAGCCAAGCTGGAGCCTTCCAAAGAAGCAGGAAAATATAAGTGTCCGGCCTGCGGCGGCAACAACCTTAGCCTCGACCGGAACAATGGTTCCTATAACTGCTGGAACGATCCATCGCCCAAGCACCGCGCTGAAATTCGCAATGTCCTCGCCCCATTGAAGCGTTGGGAAAGGCCGCCCAGGGAAAGCGGCTCCTATCGCTTCCCCTACCAAAGTCGTGATGGCAACAAGGTTTTGGACGTTGTTCGTCGTGACAACGACGGCAAGAAGCAGATCTTCCAGGAATATCCTGAGGTGAAGCCCGATACACCGCAGCGCCAGAAGGTCATTGAGAGCCTGCGCTCTCAAGTGCTGCCATACCGCTACAACGAAGCCATTGAAGCTTCCAAGGCTCTCCGCCTGCCCATTTTTGTGGTTGAAGGTGAGCTTTGTTGTGATGCCGTTTGGCAAATAGGTTTACCGTCCGTCACCTTCTTGGGCGGTAGCAAGCAATACAGGAGCAATGGGGACTATTCATCCCTCTTCAAGAATGTCCGTCTCGTGTTGTGTCCAGACCGAGATGAGCCAGGCGTGGCTCTCATGCGGGAAGTGGCGGTTGATAACCCTGGCGCTCAGTGGTTGTATGCAGATCCCGAAAATTTTGAATGGGACTCACTTCCGCAAAATAACGGATATGACATTTCCGATTGGATTGATGAAGGTGCAGACCAAGAACTCATCCTCGCTTCTGTCGTCTCAAAGGATCGCCATGAAGGCCACGATGGCCTTCCTTCCTATGAAGAGATCATTGGCGCCCTGGAAACCATGGTCGGCCTTTATGGCAATGACGCCCGCGTGCTATTTGAAGCACGCCAGTGGATGACAAACCACGGCCTCAAGATGGCCACCACCGAACTTGAAAAGCTTCTGACTGAAGCCAAGACTCGCGTGGACGGCAAAGAGGAGATCGAGGTGTTGGACGCCAAAGCCATTGCCCTGTCTAATGAAGTGAGGCGCTGGACCATTGCTGGCATCCTTCCCGAAAGCAGCGTGATGCTCCTAGCCGCTGCTCCAGGCAGCGGCAAATCAACGCTCATTTACAACTGGGCGTTACATGTTGCAACTGGCACGGAATGGAGCGGCCGGCGCTGTGCTAAGGGCAGGAGCCTCATCATCCAATGCGACGAACCAGTGGTCGATGCAGCGGAAAAGATGCAGGTGATCGGTTACGACCGTGACGATCTCAACCCTGAGGACATTGGCTTTATCGAGCGGTGGCGTTTTTCCAATATTGGCTGGCTTGCGGAGCGCATCCGTCGTGATCGCCCGCAATTTGTGGCCATTGACAGCCTCACGGCATGCCTAGCCGGCATGGATGTCGACCTCATCAAGAGCGATGCAGGCAATGTCATCTACGAACTGCGAGACATTGCCAACACCTATGGCTGCAGCATCGTCATCCTTCACCACCTCAATAAAACAGGCGGTGTGCGCGATAGCTCCAGCTTTGAGGCCAACGTCTCTGAAGTGGTGAAGCTTTACCGCCCCGAAAACAATCCTGGCCCCAGTGAATTCTTGCTGGAATGGACAAAATCACGTAGCGGACTGTCCGGCAAGCACTTCCTGGTTCGCGAGCCCGAAACTTATGGCTGGTTCTACAGGGGGCCAGTGGACGGCGACCCAGAAGATCTGATGCGCACTGCCAACATCGTGAACAATCGAGGCATGGAGTGTTTCAGTGCTCAGCAGATGAGCAACATCCTTTCGCTGTATGACACCGGCAAAGCGAAGCGCACGCTGGAACAGGCACGGCGCCAAGGACTCATCTCTTCATCATGGAGACTCGGCCCCACTGGTGAGCGGGACCGCATGTATCACTCTTTTGATTATGTGGAAACAGAACTGTCGGACTTTGCGGAGGAGAAACCAACTATTGAGAACGCCCCTGAGGAAATGCCAGATGTTGATGATGACATTCCGTTCTAAATAGAGGGAGACTTAACTCGGCGTCTCCCCGCCCGCCCGACGCTACGAGGCGGGCTTTTTTAATGCTAGCCAATATCTGATTTCCCAATAAACGGCCTTTATTAGGAATGCAGCTAACATAATAAAGATTAAGTTATGGCCGCGGCCTAGTTATTGCAATGGCTTTCCAGAATCCAGGCCTTGAAGCGCTGCATCAATTCGTCACTGGTAACAACTCTGCCCTTGACTCTGCCCCTGTCATTGAACAGAACGTGGCAGAGCAAGTTGATAACAAGGTAGAAATCGAAGAAATCACCAAGGAGCTGCAGGACGATGCCCGTCTGGAGCGGCCAAAATGGAAGGGTTTTGGCTGATTTCTAGGCGTTTTAGGGCTCGTGCTACAGTGGTCACGGAAAGTCCCGAGCGCACCCAGTTCCAGAACTGTTGAGCCCTAGACTCCTTCCAGGCATGGCCTTCCAGCACCAGCGAAGCCCCCTCAAGGGGCGGAGCGGAGTCGGACGCCAGGCCAAGGCTACCTAAGCAAAAACAGTGGATAACATTGCAAAGCAAACAATTCTTGCAATGATTAATCCCCCTCAGCCAGTAGAAGTGTTGCCTTCGTTGGAACACAATGGAGTGGAAATTATTTGCCGCATTCATCACGGCTTTTCCACACCTTTGAAAGGGCCAGCTCCTGCGCCTCGATATCTGTATGGGGCCGTGAGCCCCCAAGGCGAACGGCACTGGCGAAGGAGCCTAAATGAATTGCAATCTCTCATCGAAGGAGGGTTTAGTGTTGATGGGAATAAGAAGCAGAAATCGTGACTCACGACAATGTTTTGTCTGATTCCGAGTGGGATGAGATGAACTCGCTACGGAGGGCCATTAAGGATGGCCCTCCTGCCGTCGCTTCACACAAGATGGAAAGGTTTGCTGAACTGTTTGTGCGAACTCTTCCCTATGAGGGCGATACAATTGCCCCAGCAGTGATTTTTACAGATGGCTCAGCCTGAAATTATCTTCAAAGATAAAGAAGAAGGCTTGCGCTATGCATTGAAGATCCTGACGGATGCTGGCCTCACGCCAGAGGAAATCGAGCGTGTTCGTGCCAAGAATAAGCCTGGCGTGAACATGGCGAAAGACCTTATCGGCCTGCGTCGATACATGGTCCAGGAACTGTTGGCGGCCAACATGAGCAACCGTCAAATTGCTGATGCATTGCAGCTCAGCAAGGAGACTGTCAATGCTGACCGTCATCACGCTCGCCAGCTTTATACGGAAAAGCTTCTACAAAGCGCAGACGTGCATCGGGCACGTCTGCTCAAAGAGCAAATGGACCTTAAAGACAAGGCCATGGAGGCGTTTGAACACAGCAAACGCAAGAAGGTGACCACCATTCAAGATGGTGACGATGGCAAGGGCGGCACCATGATCAAAGTGGAAGAGAGTGCCGGTGAACATGGCTTCTTGAACGTGGCGAAGAGCGCCCTGGTGGAACAGGCCAAGCTCCTGGGCCTGCACGAGCTAAAGCGTGAAGAGCAGCAAGATAAGACCTACCAGCAATTCCTGAAGGACTTGACTGTCACCATTGATAAAGAGAAGAAACTGAGTGAAGACACCGCGATGAAGGAAGGGGCTGTGGAGGTCGAAGCTGTAGACGCAAATGAGAACAATGAGGCTCATGATGTAGCAGAGCGCACGCGATTTCTTCAAAGTTCAGAAAGTCTTTAGCCCCGGTAGTTGACTGGCTTCGTTATCGTCGGCAAGATACAAGCGTCGCTCAGGTTTCATTGTCTTTTTCCTTTAACAGCGTCGACGACTTCCTGCGAAAAGCTAGTGAAGCCAAGAGTGAGCAACGGGCGGAAGCTAACGCCTGGGCTCAAGATTTCCTTAATGATCCGCACACCATTGGCGTGCCTGTGGAGATGGCCGACACCATCGGCATTCTCATAGAAAAATATGGCGACGAGGCCCTTCGGCAAATCGCCCTGTTTTGCCTCGGCAAGTGGCATTCCATTCACTCTGGTGTCATCCAAGAGATGATTGAAATGGAGGACACCGCAGCCTCAATTGCTGCGGCAATGGACTCCGCTCGCGTGAGTGGTGCCATTCAAATGCTTGAAAGCGTTGGCAGCTTCGGCGGTGACGATTCCTGGCGGGACATGCTCAAGGAAAGCATCATCTCGGAAGTGGATGAGCACAAAGCTAGGGAGCAAAACGATGGTTGACATGCCCAACACCATGAATGCCTATCTCATCACCACTAGCCGTGACGAGATGATTTCCCTCATGGCACCAAGCGAACGGATAGCTCGCCAGTTATTTGCAACGCATTTCCCTCGTAAACGCATTTCAACAGTGACGGAATGGCCTTCTGACATCCCTTGCACTGTTCCCTCCATCGAATGATCCTTCCCACACTCCGACTCACTACCAGCCATGCAGGAGGCATCTTCCAACTCGGTCCTGTCACCATCGAATGGGCCAACACCATCCCAGAAGGCAGCCAGCTCGTGGGCCAGCCCTGTTGGGGCTGGACCACAGTCCTATTCCCAAATGACGTTTGGTTTTTCGGAAGATAAAGCGTCCGATGGACGGCAAGCATATATATGTATTCCACCAGCTCTAGCAAAGGAGGTGATGGCCAAGGCTAAGGAGAGCCCGCCACCTCATCCAGTGTGGGCCAGCGCCAAACGGCGTAGTCGCTACTTTGTTGTCACGGCTAAGTCCTTGGACGACCTCACTGAGATTGCAGACTTTGCTCGCGTGGAGTTGGAGGAGCCAGAAGAGCC